TTGATGCTGCTATGGTATAAATGTCATTTAGAAACGCCTCTGTGTACCATTCACAATTCGTAATATGCGCATCAACAAATTTTGATACACTTGTAAACGATTGAACATAAGGCATGCTGAATGTAGCTGAATTTTTACCACTATCTAATGTTACTGAATCCATTATTATGTTGATTTAAAGATTAATTGACCTTGACCATAACCGGGAACTGTTGCTGTCATTTGTGTTACAGTTGGAGTTGATAGCGTATATTCCGTAGCCGATGTGGAAGAAAGTGCCGCAACGGTTAATTGCAATATACTTGTTGATGCTGTATATGAACCTGCCGTAACTGCATAATTTGTACCTGACGCTGATACTACCGTCCAACTTGTTGCCAATGTAGCTAACGCCGAACCGTAAGTTGGCCCAAAGTCAGTTGCATAATAGCCTGTTGTAAGTCTTAAATTAATAGCCGTAGCTGATGGTGCAACTGATGATGTTAATGCTAATTCAATATTATTCAATCCGATAATTGAAGTAACTCGTTGTACATTAGGTAAGGTGTAAATAGCCATTCTGCCCATCAATTCCCATGTGTCGGCTAACGCTATTCCTAAGTAGTGCTTAGTACCTTCGTTATCCATTTTAGGTAATGGGTTATAAAGCAATTCCATTGCAAAACCTTGAAGGACATAACCGGAAGTATTCGTATCCGGTGTTGTACCGATTACGGTATTCATTGTTGAATCAAAGAATAATACATCGTAACTGTCTTGGGCTTGCTCAAAAGTAGATAGCATGATGTCATAGTTCATACCTCCTTTTTTGTATTCAAATACCCATTCAAACTTACCTTTCTTACCGAATGTTTTGCCACCGTAACCTGTGGTATTTATTGAGGTTTCGCTTGATTTATCTTCTACCCCGATAAACTTCCAAATAGGATAACCCCTAGAAGTTTCGGTTGTATTCCATGCCTTAGCTTGTAATACGGTTAACAGGGTTTGAATCTCTGTTTGTGTTATTTTGTAGCCCTTTGGAACGAGCATAGACCCATCAATTTGGGTGATGTCGAAAGAGCATGAAGGAACATTGGTGTTTGAGTTTAACACATTACAAACTACCGTTCCTATGTATGATGTTGCCATTTTTTTTTAATTTAATTTAAGTTATTTTATAATATGCTGTGCTTTCTAATTGTAGTATTTCGGAGTACCCTACTTCAACCTCTAGTATAACCTGTACGTCATGGTATGCAATAGTTGTGACTGCATCTAATGAATACGTTAATTCCACCGCCTCGTCAACTCTAGGTGCGTAAGTAGTTTCTGAATCTTCTTCAATTGTTCCACCGCTTACCGCTATGCCCCTGTATTTAATGACCGGTCTGTTACCTGACGTATACGTCACTACATCAAATGGATACGCTGGTTCTAGTCCACTTACACTGAAGTTCTCCAAATTCATAATGTTGCTTTCTGTATATGCTACACACGCCTCACTTCGTATGGTGTACCAAAAGTATAGTTTAGCCGAAGTATGCCCATCCTCACAAGATATGTAACCATAATAATTACCATCTGATAAATGAACGGTGCTAAATTGCAAACTATCACCTTCTCCAATTGGATTTAGGTCTTGTTCTTCTCCAAGATGCGATAAGTATACCCAATACAACGGAGTGCTTATAGATGGAATTTCAACGTAGTTAACCTCCACTAATTGAACCGTTATGCTGTTAGAGTCAACCGTTATGGCTAGTTCTTTTACAACATTAAGATAGGCTAGTGTCTTAGCACTACTATTGATAATTCTAATGCAACTTTCCACGCTCAATGTTAGATCAAGATTAGAAACAATGATTGCGTCCACGAAGTCCGGTAATCTGTTAGCCACGTTTCCGTTAGGTGTTTCCTGTCCAAGATTAAGATTATCATGCCGGTTGCGATTCATTATGAATCTCGTATTGGTCAATACCTCCATTAACTCAGCATAAATTGGATAAAGAATAGGCGTGTAATTTTCGCTTTCCCTATCTTCACTTTTCTTGTTTGGTGTACTCCTAGTAACAATAACTAAGGTCAACGATGTGTCTACATAGTCCGAATCACCTCGATATGTTTCATCATAACCTCTTATCAAAGCAATAAACGGATAGCGACTATTTTTAGTAGTTTCCGCTTTCCCATCTTCAATAAGACGTTGACGTAACACATCCCATGTCTCACAATAGAACTGAACATTCGCTATACTTAACGAGGTTTCGCTAGCAAGGTTATCGCTAACCTCGCTAACTACTTCTCTTATAAGTGTAGGTATATGAACCGGTAAACTAGGATATGTTGCTGCCATCTAATCTTTAGATTGTAAATCTTTAAATCGTAAATCTTGCTTTGTACTGAAAGTATTTATTATTGTCGTATTCCGTTCTGAATGTATCTCCTAGTAAATTGTGGCTGTAAATGCGTGTGGTTGTTGCATTATTATACGGTGCATAAGTTAACCCGATATAATCAGGGTAATCAGCCTCATTTACCGTTAAAAAATCATGCATCTTCCAACACATTTTTACCATTTCATTCCACGCCTTGACCATCATCGGGTTAGGATTAGCATTAACCATATTTTCTCCTTTTACTTGCATCACACCCATTGAGGTATTTTGGTAACTCAAATCGTTTTGATACATATAAAAAATGAAATTGGCTATTGGATTTAACCCTACACCATTTAAACCATCCCAATAAGTAGCCACATTGTTAGCGTCTGTATAAGCTGCACCATTCAATAAATCGTAATACTCACCACTCACATCAGCAATATTTGTGATGAATAAATTATATAAGGTGTAGCCTAGTATTTCCTTTAAGAATATTGGCTCATACTTGGTAATAAACCCTGCTAACGCTTCACCCTCTGCATAAGAAGTTGACGTATTAGCAATATTTATATTTCCAACAAAGTGGGAGGTTAGTGTAATCATTTTTTCTTAGTACTTAGTTTTTCTGGCTCATCCTTTTCTTCTCGTTTATTTACAATTTTAGCTATTCCCGCCTTTACTAAACTTTCTGCTTTAGCATTAGCCATATCTACTATTGTTCCTATCCGGTATCGTAAAGAATGTCCTGTTATTTCTATTTTCATGTGGTGCTATTTTATGATTATGATGCGGCAGTCATGTAATCTGCATCTGTTGATAAATCACCATACAAGAACGCTGTTAAGTCGTTATCTTTTACATAATAATGTACCCGGCACTCACCAACAAATGTTCTAAGATTCTTAGTAAAATCATCGTTCACCCAACCCGCTTCTACGGTCATATCCTTGTACATCTTAACATTCAACTTATTAATGTCACATACAATGTACTTATCACCACTTACTGCATTTGTAGATATAATCCGCATACCGTTGTGGTAGAACTCCGTAGGTGTTACTAATACCGGTCTTGTATAATCTGCGGCTGTTGTTTTTATCAACCATAGATTTGCGTGCGTTAAGGGGTTTAAGAAAACGGTATTCGCTTCATGGTTTCCTGCTGCGATTGTCGCTTTTGCGGCTGTTAATACATCCCACAAATTAGCTGGACGAGCTAAAGGGTAATAATCAGCGAAGGCTGCATTTACAGTAGTATACCCCGGTGTCATACCCGAAGTAATGTAAGTGTAAATATTTCCGCTTGCTGCTATTCTTACTCTTGATACTAATTCATCTGCAACTGCTTGTGCCATAAAGTCAATATCGTCTAACATTTCATCCGAAATCTTAGTATTAGCCGCAACCTTTACAGCACTTGAATATGATACTTTGTAATCAACATCAATGGCAGGTTTAGCCGAACCTTCTGTTACTGTTGCCGCTGTACCATCTGCTGATACTTGGTCTACATACGCTATTCTTGCGCTGCCTGTTGTTCCTACTGAAACTGCATCTAAGAATGTTGCAGGGTTGCGTCTTGCAGGGTTATAGCCTGGTATCATTTCGGGAGTAGGCAACAAAGTTGTACTGCCGGTAATGTTGGAGTATGTCATTGTACCAGCCGCCTTCAATTCAAATTTGAAAGGTGAAGTTTTGCTTCTGAAATTTTCAAATTTATCTTTGTGTGTTTCAAACTGTGCCTTTACCTGTTCAACTAATGTTAAAGAATCTGCATGAGGTATCTTCGCTGTTTTAAGGTCTTCAATCATCAAACCTTGCTTTTCAGCAATTTCATTCAACTTAGTAAGCCCTTCTGATAAATCATTTGAAGCCTTAATTTCAGCTTTTAATGCTTTATATTCTTCTTTTAAGCCCGTAAGTTCTTGCTTTACGTCTGCGTCTAGTGCAAAACCTTTAGTTATTTCTTTAAACTTGGTTTCTATTTGCAACAACGCATCTTTAGTCTCTTGTGTTGTGTCCATTTTTATTGTTTTAAATTGTTTATAATGTAAGCCCAATCAATACCTTTGTTTATCGGCTCATTATCCTTTAGAGTGGTCTTAACCGGCTCTACTTCCATGAGTGATATATGTTTACTTATTAATTGTCTTATTTTATACTGTTCCTCGTAAGGAATATGTTTTAATGCTAACTCGGTTTCTCTTTTCAATCCTTCCAGTTCTGAAATTATTTGTTCTGATTTAAAACCGACAAAGGGAGTGTTTTCATTTGACCCCATTGTAACTACAGATCCCTCAAACAAATCAACCTCTTTTACATAATATGTATCTGTTGATTTTTCGTAATCTATCTTGTCGGATATATACCTAAATCCTATGCTATGTTGGTTTAATGTACCGGACTTGTATTGTTCTTTTACATCGTTAGATAAAGGAATATTGTCTAGGTCGGCCTCAAAGTATAATCCCTTAGCATCTTCCGCTAATACAGTAAACCGCCCAATTGGACGGCTCATATCATGTTGGTATAAATAGGCTATCTTTCGGGCTGTTGTGCTATTTACCCCTCTATCATTTAGGCTCTTTGTAAATGCACCTTTCATTATAACATCATTATCTGCATCCCTGTTATTAAAGGCTGCTAAATAACCCGAAACCTTACTTCCGTTAACTTCTATACCTCCGTCAAATGATTTATAATATATTGGTCTATTTTTCATTAGATACGTGTTATAGTTGTTGTAATTACATCATTATACAAAGCATTCAAACATTCGCCGGCTATATTCCACGCCACTCTTGCCTCTCCATTGATACTTACTAAGTTTTTAGTAAAATCATCGTTCTCACGTCCAATTTCTATACTTATATCCTTGTAGATATAGATAGGGAACATATTAGTATCACAAGCAAATATTTTAGTAGAAGTAACAGAAGCACTCGGCACAATAGTTGGCTTGTATAAATCAAACCAAGCTGTGTCCACTGTTGCATCTAAGTCACTGAATAATTTTGTGTACTCTGGGTCATTTAACATCCACAAATTCATCTTGTAACCCTTCTGAATATATAAACCTGCATATATAGCAGGGAATAAATGCCTTAACTTAGTTGCCAATTGGCCTGTCGTTAAGTTTGTATTTACTACATTTGGAGTGGCTGCCATTATCGCCGCTAAAAAGTCCGCACCTATTTTATTTTTTAATCTGCGTTTCAAATTCCCTTCAATCTGTGACTGCAAATAAGGTATATCAGCAAGCATTTCTTCACTTACTTTTACTGTTGCAGCGTACTTAGTAAAGCTCTTTTGAGTGGCTGCAATATCGTAATCTACATCCTCTTTCGCTGCCCCTTCTGCAACACTTGAAAAAGTACCGTCATTATCTTCACCTGTCATATTGCTCAACACAATAGAATGAGAATCACACATAATCTTAGGAAAATAATCTGCCGTTTGTATAGATTCCTCAGCCATTATATTTATAGGCGCAATTTGCTGTGCATCTATATGTGTAATTGTAGAACCTGTTACATTGGCTGCTAACATAGTTCCTGCCGCTTTAATATTTATTCGGTCTGAACCTAAGTCCTTTAATTTAGTTTCTTGTGCCTTTAATTGGCTGTATATAGTTTCCATTTTTACTACTTTTTTTATTATTTAACTTCTTTTCTTGAATTTCTTTAATCTGTTGTTGAGTCAAAGTGGTTAGTTTGCTCTTACGTTGCTCAATTTCCTGCGTTACTGCTTCCATTATCAATTATTTTAGGTTCAAAATATTTATTCCCCTCTACTCCCATATCCGGCTCGTCCAATAAGAATAAAGCCCGATTTAGACTAATGCCACCTTGATTGTACGCCGCCCAAACCCATTCACTACGTATTTTCTTCGCCTCTTCGCTAGTCTTTTGGTCTGCCTGTAATGCTGTAATATGGTCAAAAGTTGTTTTTATCGACCTCGTTTCGCCCAATTCCAAACATTCGCTATATTGTTGGTCAATATTGATAGAATCAGGGATTGTATGCTCTGTATACAAACTCACTATGCTTTGTTCCTTGTTGTTGAATGTTGTTCCCTTCCGGTTGCCTAGTAAGTCGTGTGGATAGCCTAACTTGTCGCAAATAACCTGTGTATCCGAATCCTGCATATCTAAGAATTGCATTTGTTCTACCGGGTACATCATCATTTGCCAATTCAAAGCCGTATCGGTAATTATTACGTCCTTTTTGCCATCACTTACACCGTATTGATTGAACTCCTGATACAACCGTTCTCTTTCTGTCTCGTCTAAGGTTGGTGCATAGGCATTATCCCTCGCTTGATTAGATAAAATACCGTATGGTTTCTCAATCATACGACCTCTCGACTTATAGTTCTTGATTAGGTTATTAATCGGGTATTTCAATGCGCTTAACCTACTACAAGGCAAAAAACCTTGTTCATTCAATCCTGTGGTGTCGGTGAAAAAGTATAAATCTTCCTTGTTCAACTTAATTTTATCGTTACCATTTTTATAGGTAACAGACACTATCAAATCATTAATATCGGTCTTGAAAAATGGAATAGTCTTTATCCATTCGATTTGTATCAAGTTAGGTGGTAAAATCCACAAACTTGATGTTTCAAAACCGACCGCCCGAACCTTCATAACCGGACAATACCCATAAGCCAACATATAAAAGTATAGCTGTGTTCTGAACTGATTGTCAGACTGAATAATATTCGGGGTTTTGATAATTTTACTTATCCGGTCGGTTTTCGGTATCGGGTTATCTTGTGAATTGACTACCGATATACGACCATTGGCATAGGCTTGCGCCTTGCGAAGTAAAACTGTTGATACTTGCGGGCATTCAGTTAATGCCTGATAGATTTTGTCGTTATTGTCTAGTGTAAAGTATACCGTATTGGTATCGGACAAGTTCCCAAAGGAATAAAACTGCGGAACATTAGCCTGTGAAGGTGAAAATGTCTTTGAGACACCACGAAATGCATCGTAGGCATCACCTAACTTTAAAAGTATATTACGGTTCTCTTTCAACCTTTTCGCTTGAACCTTTACCCTCATGGCTGTTTTACAACGCTATTTATCGGATAAAGGCTGGTTTAAAATAAAAAATCCAATACAAATGTAATGGAATTTTGATAAATCAAACTTTTTTGTTGGATTAGGTTAACTTTTATGTTTTATATGGCGAATCCCACGTTATGCATACAGTCATTTTATTCGCAACTGTATCACCTCCATCAACGCCGACCGATACATTAATGAGTGGTGAATTGCATAAACCGCTATTCATAAAGTCATACACTACCTTTTTGCATCGAATAATAAAACATTCGTCGTTATCTATTTTCCTGATGTATGTGTTTTTCTTTGTCATTTTCTAAAATGTGTTTTTGGTTTGCGGTTGTTCCTTCTTATGTTCCTTGATAGGCTTATCCATTGCAATGGCTGACTACTAACAATGAAATTTTCCGTATCGGTTATTCTTTTAACTATTGATAACTCCTTTTTTAATTCCCACACTTTTTCGTTCATAATTTTCTGCTCATTTTATTACCTGTTGCCTCTTTGCCATAGTTTTGTATTTTATGGGTTATATTGTAATTCATTTCCACTCAAACAGTAAAAAAGGTTTTGAAGTTGGTGTAGGTACTTGATATGTTCCAAACAAACTATATCCGAATCTTGAAGTATAGACAATAAATTTACGTTAATATCATAATCTATACCGAGATAATCATGTTCTGAGTATGTCTTTTTAATATTTAAACGCATTACGTTATCTTCTTGATGTCCTGTGAACTCACTTACAAACCCACACTTCAAAAGTATTTCTTCAGTGAGGGGGATGGGTGCGAATGCGTTTGAACGACCTCCAAACCCATTGACTACTATGTCATCTTCTGCTAATGCGATAACTGGCAAAATCAAGCCTTCGTATAATACCAAATTCCCAATCCGTAATTCTTTTGCTGAAATCATTTGACAAATGTAATTAATAAATATGAAATTCCAAAATTGAGAAAAATAAAATAGCACACTTACCATGTATGGTTTCACCAAAGCATAGCTTACCACGCACGATGACCAACAACGATATAACGTAGTGGGTCTAGCAAATGATCCCATGCCTTTACCGGCTTGTCCAACGCCTTGCCATCCCTATCCGTATCCCATACATACATCATCAACTCCTTTTGCAAATTAAGCGAATCAGAAGTTACATGAATCTTCATACTCAATAACTTCTCTATCCCCGATTCAATTCGCTTATCAGGACTCCCAACCAAATTCCTAAACCCACTTGAAGCCTGTGGATATAACAATCGCTCCTCGTCAGAAAATAAACGCTTTAAACCTCCCCTCAACTCACGAATGAAATGCTCACCCGCAATATCACATATAACTAAATCATTACGGCCAATACCCAACCTATCCAACTTCTTACCCATCGCAATCAAATCCAATGGCTCGTAGTTCAACTCCCGTACCCACACCTCATTCTTATGAATCTTTACACTCACAATACCCGCAGGTGATGCCGTACCAAAATCAACACCATAAATCTCATGGTAAGGTAAAGCCAAATAAGTCTCCAACGGAATAATATCGTAATTCTTAAATATTTGACCCTTCAACCCAGTAGTACAATAACCCTGTATCTGATTCAAATAATAATGTAAACTATTCACAATACCGGTCTCAGGGTCACGCTCACCATGAGCCTCATACTGACGTACTATCCTTTCCGGTAAATAAGGATTATCCCTAAAATTAGTCTGGATACACACAAAACCTGGTATATCCTTCGGAACCAACTTAAAATAACCCTCTAACTCCTTTTCAGTAAAATTAGGTTCATCCTCAACAGTTACTGGAATACAATTAAAATACTTCTTAATTAAAAAGTGATGTATATCAGGCGTATTCAATAAGATAATAATAAACGACCCCTCCTTACGAATAGAATCAGAATAAGTATTGTAGTGATCCTCATTGCGAATATCCTCAAACTCCTCAATAATCCCTATATCAACATTCGACACCGCCTTCATATTAGCCTTCTTATCCAAAGTCGAAGCACGGAAACCCTTAGAAAACAACGCCATCTCACCAGTACGCAAATTCTTAATCCCATTATCTAACCGGCTAAAAGACTTATTGAAAACACCATCACGATTCGCTGTGTCATACCTAGTCAGTATCTCATTCATGATCGACTCCTTAATAGAAACCAATTCATCCCGTAATACCTGAACCCTCTTGCCCTCCAAAGCTATCTTCGTAGCAGCAAACTTCGATACCTCATAAGTCTTCATGCCACCCCTACCACCAATACACACAACTAAACCAACATCAGGGGCCAACTCATACAAAGGAACAAACTTAGGTGAACGCTTGATGACTACTTCCATTACATAAATTTAATTTAATTGAGTTGTGCCGTCTTAGACTTTAGCTTAGGTACTCGCTTTTTTAATAGACCACCGCATCTGCATTGCGACCATATTTCTTAGATAGGATTTGCACTCATCAATATAATCAACAAAGGTATACAAAATACCCATATTAAAAACTAACTGACAGTATTAGCCTTAGCCTCCGAAACAAAACCTATAAACTCCTCTAAATCACTAGCACCCTTACTAGCTAATATAGCAATAGCTAAGTTCAAAATAGCTAACTTAGTACACTCTACCATATCCTCCTTACCCTCAACCTTATCCAAAGGTAAATCAGATACTCCCACATCTTGTATTAAATGACCTAATAACACCGTCACATCCATAACATCATCATTACATAACACCCTAAGGAAAGATTCACCCAAATGCTTATCAACCCTAATATAAAGATAATTATACAACTCATTGTTAGGTATCTTCTGTAATATCGAATAAATATCCAAATCAATGTCTTTGAACTCCTCTAAACTTAATGTTTCAGTACTTAATGGTCTCATAATATATGTTTTTAACCACAAAGATAAGTAACATAACGTAATTACCAAATATAATATTCAAAACCTAAACTAAAAAAAGCAACCCAATAACATAAAACATACA